GTACTGCGCAAACTGAAATCCGTCATTACCAGTAAGTACGGGCGTCACAAGCTTGCCAGTGACGGTACCCGCTTTGGTCCCGGTCAGGCGATTGTCACCCCGGCGGTGATCAAAGGGGAACTGCTGGCAACCTACCGTCAGCTCGAGCGTGCGGGGATCGTGGAAACTACGAACTGTTTAAGCAGTACCTGGTTGTGGAGCGTGATGCCAGCGATCCGAACCGCTGAACACGCTGTTCCCGCCTGACTATGTTAACCAGTTGCGTGTCTTTGCCGTGGTTAACCAGTTCCGTCTTCAGTATTCAGAGGAGTCTGCATAATGGGCCGTATCGGGGGAACCTGTTATTTCAAAATTGACGGTCAGCAGCTATCGCTGACCGGCGGCATTGAGGTGCCCATGAACAAAACGGTTAACGATGACATCATCGGCCTGGACGGTTCAGTGACCGCAAGGAAACTCACCGTGCACCTTATGTCAAAGGGACCTTCAAGGTGCCGAAGAATTTTCCGGTGAGCAAAATCACCTCGTCTGATGAGATGACATCACTGCCGAGCTGGCGAACGGTCAGGTCTATGTACTGTCGTCTGCCTGGCTGCACGGCGAAGCGAACCATAATGCCGAAGAAGGCACGGTCGATCTTGAGTTCCACGGTGAAGAAGGGGATTACCAGTAATGAAAGAGCTTGAGTTAAAGAAACCGATTACCGCTCATGGCGAGACACTCTCCGTACTGGAGTTTGATGAGCCCACCGGGAAAGATGTCCGCGAGCTGGGATATCCCTACCAGATGAATCAGGATGAGTCCGTCAGACTTCTGGCGCATGGTATCGAAATACATCGTGCGGCTGGCGAAAGTGCCGCAAAGCTCTGTCGACCAGATGTCTCCGGCAGACCTGAATGCAGCGCGTGGCTTGTGGCCGGTTTTTTCCTCCAGGCCTGACGGCTGAATACCTCACTGATCGCTTCTTTGACTGCGCCAGTTACTGGCGCATTAATCCCTTCGAATTGCTGAATATGCCGATCAGTGAAATTCCCTTGCTGGTCAGTCAGGCAAACAGGATAGAGCAGGAGAAACGCACACATGGCTGAATTTGAGCTTAAGGCGTTGATCACCGGTGTCGACAGGCTTTCTCCCGCGCTGTCGAAAATGCAAAGAAAATCCGGGGATTTAACGCAGGCGGAAGAAGCGTCACAGGGTGGGCTGGCGCTTGGTGCGGACTGGCAGCGGGTCTGACGCTTTCCCTGAAATTTATGCCGATCAGGAAACGCGCCACCGGCTGAAAGTCGCCATGATGGATGCGAACGGCGAGGTTGGAAAGAGCTTTCAGGACATCAATAAACTGGCTATTGGCCTGGGTAACCAGCTACCCGGTACAACGGCTGATTTCCAGAAATGATGCAGATGCTGGTGCGTCAGGGGATCCCGGCAGAAAACATTCTTGGGTGGTGTGGGTAAGCGACAGCTTATCTTGCGGTACAACTGAAAAAACACCGGAAGCGGCTGCTGAGTTTGCTGCAAAGATGCAGGATGCTACCGGAACGGCGTCAGAAGACATGATGGGGCTGTTCGACACTATCCAGAAGGCGTTTTATCTGGGCGTTGACGATACCAACATGTTGTCCTTCTTCACTAAAACCAGTTCTGTTCTGAAGATGGTGAACAAGGACGGTCTTCAGGCTGCACAGAGCCTTGCCCCCATCAGCGTCATGATGGATCAGATGGGGATGAACGGGGAGTCGCAGGTAATGCCCTGCGAAAAGTTATCCAGTCCGGATTAAGCGTTAAGAAAATCAGGGACGTCAATAAAGTCATGGCCGCCAGAGACTCGGGGTACAGCTCGATTTACTGACGGCAAAGGAAGTTTTGGCGTCTTGATAACATGTTCAGGCAACTGGCAAAGCTGCGAAAACTGACCGACGTTAAGCGAACAGGTGTACTTAAGGCAATATTTGGTGATGATGCCGAAACCCTTCAGGTGGTCAATGCACTAATCGATAAAGGAAAGATGGCTACGATCAGATCCAGCAGAAGATGAATAAACAGGCCAGCCTGAATAAACGTGTTCAGGCACAGCTTGGTACGCTGTCCAACCTGTGGGAGGCAATGACGGGGACCGCAACTAACGGCCTTGCGGCTATTGGCGGCGCATTTTCTGGTGACGCCAAAAATATCACGCAATGGCTGGGGAGTTGGGGGAAAATTCACGAAGTTTGCGGATGAAAATCCCCGGGTTATTCGCGGCGTCGTCGGGCTTGCTGCCGGTCTTGCGATTCTGAAACTGGGATTGATGGGCGTGGGCAGTGCCATCAGTATCGTCAGCAGGATCATGTCGATGACGCCGATTGGCATGATTGCGACGGCGATTGCCTTGGCTGCGGGATTAATTATCACTAACTGGGATGTTGTTGGACCTTATTTCAAGAAGCTCTGGGAAACCATTGGTCCTTATTTTGAGGCTGGCTGGGAACTTCTGAAGAAGGTTTTTGCCTGGTCGCCGCTGGGGATGGTAATCAATAACTGGGGACCGGTTGTTAAGTGGTTTCAGGATATGTGGGACAAGCTGAAGCCAATTATTGAGTGGTTTACCGACAGTTCCGGTGACACGGTCGATGCCATTAACTCGCGCAGTGGGCGCGGGTGCTTATGATGCTTATGGGACGGGAATACCGCCACGGGGATACACACCTTATCCGGCGGTAGATCCGGCTCAGTCAAACAACGCCTCCGATGCTACAGGCCCGAATCCCTTCATGATTAACAAAGCTTCTGCGCCAAAAGTTGACGGTGAGATCAAGGTCTCTTTTGTGAATTCGCCTCCGGTATGCGGTTATGGAAACGCGATCCAGCGGTTTTGATATAAATCACGATGTTGGCTATACGCATATTGGCAGATGACGGAACCAGATATAATTTGTCTTTAAGTTTGTTATCAACTGAAGGGAAATCTATGGGTCTGTTACATGCCATTATAGGTAATGCCGGTGAAATTAATGCATCAGATGCACAACAGGAATTAGGGGCTGTTTTAGGTGAGGGAGAAAATGTCGAACTTGCCTATAAACTCATTCGTGACCAAATTATTCTGACTAACAGAAGGTTAATTTTTATTGATAAGCAGGGTGTCACAGGGAAAAAAGTAGAGTATCGTTCGATTCCTTATAAATCTGTGACAAACTTTTCTATTGAAACCGCCGGGCATCTTGATCTTGATGCTGAAATGAAGATATGGATTTCTGGTATTGCAGAACCGATAAAAAAACAGTTCAGTAAAGGAGCAAACATTTATAAATTGCAGGCTCATCTGGCTCAAAAAATAGCAGGGTAAACCTTACATTAATTTATGTCTTTCATGCCCACTTCGGTGGGCTTTTTTATATCCGGAGTTTATATGACGTGGAAAGACAGGCTTCAGGACGCGTCATTTCGCGGTGTGCCGTTTAAGGTTGAAGAAGAAAGTGCGGGAACAGGTCGCCGTGTGGAAACACACGAATATCCGAACCGCGACAAACCCTATACCGAAGATCTGGGAAAAGTCACTTTCCGCCCGTCCATCACGGCTTATGTGGTGGGCGATGACTGCTTTGACCAGCGCGATCGCCTGATTGACGCGCTGAATAAACCCGGTCCCGGCACGCTTGTCCACCCGACTTACGGTGAGCTGAAAGTCTGTGTTGACGGAGAGGTTCGGGTCAGCACATCGAAAAGTGAAGGGCGTATTGTCCGCTTTGACCTGAAGTTTGTCGAAGCGGGAGAACTCTCTTACCCCACATCAGGTGCGGCGACGGCGCAGACGCTGATGTCATCCTGTTCTGCACTGGATGACTGCATCAGTGACAGCTTCAGCGGTTTCAGTATCGATGGTGTGGCGGATTTCGTGCAGAACGACGTTATCGGTAATGCCAGCATAATGCTGGGGTATGTTTCTGATGCGATGAAAGTGGTGGATTCTGCCGTATCGGATGCCGCCAGGCTGTTGCAGGGGGATATCTCGGTACTTCTGCCGCCGCCATCGTCAGGCAAAAATTTCGTTGAGCAGGTGCAGAAAATGTGGCGTACCGGGAAACGCCTTTATGGTAACGCCAGCGACCTGGTCACCATGATCAAAACGCTTTCCGGTGTCAGCCTCGGCAGCGATCTGCAACCGCGCGGCGTCTGGAAAACGGACAGTAAAACCACCGCCACGGCGACGCAGCAGCGTAACGTGGTTGCCAGCACCCTTCGTGCGACCGCAATCAGCGAAGCGGCGTATGCCGTCACCCGATTGCCTGCGCCAACAACTTCCGCGGTGATGCAGAATGCCGCAGTGGGGCAGTCAACAACTTCCGCGGTGATGCAGAATGCCGCAGTGGGGCAGTCAACAACTTCCGCGGTGATGCAGAATGCCGCAGTGGGGCAGTCAACAACTTCCGCGCAGAGCACCGGCTGGCCTTCCGTCACGCATCCGGCACTGAACAATGCACCGGCGGTGAAAAACACGGTTGACCTGCCAACGTGGGAAGAACTGACTGACATTCGCGACACACTGAATACGGCAATTGATAAGGAGTTGTCCCGTACAACCAGTGATGCGCTGTTTCTGGCGCTGCGCCGGGTGAAAGCAGATCTGAATGCGGATATCAACACGCGCCTTGAACAGTCTGCTCGGATCATTCAGCGCACGCCGGATGAGGTCTTACCCGCGCTGGTGCTGGCGGCGACCTGGTTTGATAACGCGGCGCGTGACGCGGACATTATCCGGCGTAATGCCATTACGCATCCCGGCTTTGTGCCGGTGATCCCTCTGAAGGTGCCAGTGCAATGAACGATAACGTCACGCTACGGGTAAATGGCCGGGAGTGGAATGGCTGGACATCGGTGCGCATCGGTGCCGGTATTGAACGGCTGGCGCGGGATTTCAGCGTGGAGATCACCCGCCAGTGGCCGGGAGATGAGGGTATCACCACGCTTCAGCCGCGCATTAAAAATGGTTCAAAAGTGGAAGTGCTGATTGGTGATGAGCTGGTGATCACCGGCTGGGTGGAGGCGACCCCCGTTCGTTACGATGCCCGTTCGGTCAGCACCGGTATTGCCGGACGTAGTCTGACGGCTGACCTGATTGACTGTGCAGCCGAACCGACACAGTTTAACGGACGATCGCTGGTACAGATTGCGCAGGCGCTTGCTGCGCCTTTCGGCATTGAGGTGGTGAACAACGGTGCGCCGTCGGGTGTTATTCCTGATGTCCAGCCTGATCACGGTGAAACGGTGATTGAGGTAATCAACAAAATACTCGGTCAGCAGCAGGCACTGGCTTACGACGACCCGCACGGCAGGCTGGTGATTGGCGGTATTGGCTCAACGCGGGCACATACTGCGCTGGTACTCGGGGAAAACATCCTTTCCTGCGATACGGAGAAGAGTATCCGGGAGCGGTTTTCTGTTTACCAGGTGGCGGGGCAGCGTGCCGGAAACGACGATGATTTCGGTGAGGCCACCACCACCGCGCTGCGGGCCCGCACAGAGGACGCATTTATTGCCCGTTACCGTCCGATGTATATCAGGCAGACAGGGCAGGCTACGGGGCAGGCTGTATTGCCCGTGCGGACTTTGAAGCCCGACAACGGGCGGCGCGGACGGATGAAACCACCTATGTGGTGCAGGGCTGGCGACAGGGTAACGGTACGCTGTGGCAGCCCAACCAGCGGGTGATTGTCTTTGATCCGGTCTGTGGTTTCGACAATACCGAACTGCTTGTTTCGGAAGTCACGTTTACTCAGGACCAGAACGGCACCCTGACGGAAATCCGTGTCGGCCCACCTGATGCTTATCTGCCTGAACCCGAAGCCCCGGCGCGCGGAAAAAGAAAAAAGCCAGAGTACAGGAGGACCCGTTCTGATGAGGACGATTGAAGCCATGCAGCGACAACTCCTCGGCCTGATTGGGCGGGCCGTGGTGAAAAGCATCAGTGCCGCCACGAAATGTCAGACCGTGGATGTGTCCCTGATTGCCGGTGAACCCAAAGCCGGGGTTGAACATCTTGAACCCTACGGTTTTACCGCAAGGGCAAACAGCGGTGCGGAAGCGGTGGTGTTGTTTCCGGATGGCGACCGTTCTCATGCGGTGGTTGTTACGGTGTCGGACCGTCGCTACCGCCTGAAAGGGCTGCAAACGGGGGAGGTGGCTGTCTATGACGATCAGGGGCAGTCCGTGACGCTGACCCGGGAGGGGATCGTGGTGGACGGTGCAGGTAAAACGATCACGTTTCGCAATGCGCCCAGAGCACGTTTTGAAATGGACCTGGAAGTGACCGGACAGGTGAAAGACCTGTGCGACTCCGGCGGCACCACCATGTCAGCGATGCGGCTTGCCTATAACGGGCATCGTCACAGAGAGAACGGTCAGGGAAGTAACACCGACAAACCTGATAAAGCGATGGAGGCATGATGGAACTGTGGCTGACGGTGAACGGTAAACGCACCTGCGCCAGCGCACCGCTGGATCCGCTGACCCGCGCCGTGGTGATTTCCCTGTTCACCTGGCGGCGGGCGGAGCCTGATGACAACGCCGACGTCCCGATGGGATGGTGGGGGATACCTGGCCTGCGGTACAGAATGACCGTTACGGCTCCCGACTGTGGCTGCTTCAGCGCAGCAAACTGACCAATCAGCTGGTGCAGACGGTAAGGGGGTATATCCGCGAATGCCTGCAATGGATGATTGATGACGGCGTGGTGTCCCGTATTGATCTGGATATCCGCCGCACCGGGATTAATGAGCTGGGTAACAGTATCACTCTCTGGCGTCGTGACGGACCGGTAATGATTTCTTTTGATGATCTGTGGAGTGCGATAACGCATGGCGGACAGTGAATTTCAGCGCCCGACGCTGGCAGAAAATATCAGTATGCTCCGTAACGATTTATTCGCCAGGCTGGACGTCAGCGACACGCTCCGGCGCATGGATGAAGACGTGCGGGCAAAGGTGTATGCGGCGGCGCTGCATACGGTTTACGGGTACATCGATTATCTGGCAATGAATATGCTGCCTGACCTGTGCGATGAGTCCTGGCTGGCGCGACATGCTGCGATGAAACGGTGTCCGCGCAAGGGGGCCACGGCTGCCAGCGGGTATATGCGCTGGGAAGGTGTCAGCGATGGCCTGAAGGTGACCGCCGGGAGTGTTATTCAGCGCGATGACCTGGTGCAGTACACGGCAACTGCCGATGCAACCAGCTCCGGTGGTGTCCTGCGCGTGCCGATCGCCTGCTCAAGTGCAGGCGCGGTCGGTAACGCTGACGACGGTACGTCATTAATCCTGGTCACGCCGGTGAATGGTCTGCCGTCTTCCGGCGTGGCAGATACACTGACAGGTGGATTTGATACTGAAGAGCTGGAAACGTGGCGCGCCCGCGTCATTGAGCGGTATTACTGGACGCCTCAGGGCGGGGCTGACGGGGACTATGTCGTCTGGGCTAAAGAAGTTCCCGGCATTACCCGCGCATGGACATACCGCCACTGGATGGGAACGGGGACTGTCGGTGTGATGATTGCCGGCAGTGACCTGATTAACCCCATTCCGGAAGAATCAACGGAAACGGCGGCAAGACAACACATTGAGCCACTGGCCCCGGTGGCAGGCTCTGATTTGTATGTATTCAGGCCGGTGGCGCATACGGTGGATTTTCATATCCGTGTGACGCCGGACACACCGGAAATACGGGCTGCCATCACCGCGGAGTTGCGTTCGTTCCTGCTGCGTGATGGTTATCCGCAGGGAGAACTGAAGGTATCGCGTATCAGTGAGGCGATTTCCGGTGCGAACGGGGAATACAGCCATCAGTTGCTTGCACCGGCAGACAATATCTCCATTGCAAAAAATGAACTGGCGGTACTGGGGACGATTTCATGGACGTGACAAACGATGATTACATCCGTCTGTTGTCGGCACTGTTGCCCCCCGGTCCGGCGTGGTCAGCCAGCGATCCGTCGATTGCCGGTGCGGCACCGTCATTAACCCGCGTTCATCAGCGTGCGGATGCCCTGATGCGGGAGCTGGATCCGCGCACCACCACTGAACTGATAAACCGCTGGGAGCGTCTGTGCGGTCTGCCGGATGAATGTATTCCCGCAGGGACACAGACCCTTCGCCAGCGTCAGCAACGGCTGGATGCGAAGGTTAACCTGGCGGGCGGCATCAACGAGGATTTTTATCTTGCACAGCTTGCTGCCCTGGGCAGACCAGATGCCACCATCACGCGATACGACAAAAGCACGTTCACCTGCTCATCGGCCTGTACTGACGCGGTGAATGCGCCGGAATGGCGGTATTACTGGCAGGTCAACATGCCAGCAGCCACCAACACCACCTGGATGACATGTGGCGATCCCTGTGATTCCGCACTGCGTATCTGGGGTGACACCGTTGTCGAGTGTGTGCTTAACAAACTCTGCCCGTCGCATACCTACGTAATTTTTAAATATCCGGAGTAATCCATGCATCGTATAGACACGAAAACCGCGCAGAAGGATAAGTTCGGCGCGGGTAAGAACGGTTTTACCCGTGGTAACCCCCAGACCGGCACGCCTGCCACCGATCTGGATGATGACTACTTTGACATGTTGCAGGAGGAGCTTTGCAGCGTGGTGGAAGCCTCCGGTGCCAGTCTGGAGAAGGCGCGGCACGACCAGTTGCTTACCGCGCTTCGTGCTCTGCTGTTAAGCCGCAAGAATCCGTTTGGTGATATCAAATCGGATGGCACGGTGAAAACGGCTCTCGAAAACCTTGGTTTGGGAGAAGGTGCTCCAGCTATTGGCGTTCCGTTCTTCTGGCCGTCCGCTGCAATGCCAAATACTGTAATCGACAGCTGGTCCAGTATGGTGTTTTTGAAGTTCAACGGGGCGAAATTTTCTGCCTCTGATTACCCTGTGCTGGCGAAAGTGTTTCCTTCACTGGTATTACCTGAAGCCCGCGGTGATTTCATTCGTATCTGGGATGACGGGCGAGGTGCCGATGGCGGTCGCGAATTATTAAGCTGGCAGGAAGCTACAAACTTTTCTCAGTTTGCCGGGAATATAGGCGGAGGTGCGGGACACGCAATTAACTTTCATGATGGCATCGCCGGAAATCAGCCAGGATTTTCACGATTTAATTTCACCAGTAACTCTGTGGGTGATGGTGTGAATTTTGTTGCTGTCAGACCGCGAAATATTGCATTTAACTTTCTGGTGAGGGCTAAATAATGAAACCTGTTTTTGATGAAAATGGGCTGGCTACAGTGCCGGGCGATATGCGTTGTTTTTATTATGATGCTGAAACATCTGAGTATACGGGCTGGTCTGATGAATATATTAATACTGGCGTAAGTATGCCCGCCTGTTCCACTGGTATTGACCCGGGCGAATACATTCCGGGGAAAGTGGCAGTATTTACGGGTAAGGGATGGAGCCATGAAGAAGACCACCGCAATGAGACTGTTTACTCAATCGAAAATGGCGCAGCTGTTACAGTGGATTATATCGGTGCCATCAAAGACGGTTATGTCACGCTTTCACCGTTAACGCCATACGATAAATGGGATGGTGAGAAATGGGTGACAGATACTGAGGCACAGCATAGTGCCGCAGTAGACGCAGCAGAAGCACAGCGCCAGTCGCTGATTGATGCTGCAATGGCTTCCATCAGTCTGATTCAACTGAAATTACAGGCCGGACGGAAGCTGACGCAGGCAGAAACAACCCGACTTAACGCCGTGCTGGATTACATTGACGCGATGACGGTAACAGATACCAGCACCGCGCCGGATGTCATCTGGCCTGAACTGCCGGAGGCGTAGGCCATTCAATATCTGGCGCACCGGAAGTATCGACCAGTTCCAGTGTGTCCAGATAATCCAGCCACAAATTATATTGCGCCAGTTCCTCACCTTTCAGGCGACCAATCGCCGCTTTACCAGGCCATTGCTTACTGTTTATGTATTCGTTGACCTGATTAATCAATTGCTGCTTTTCCAGTTCGGCTGCGGCAATTTGTTCCTCATGAGTTGGCGGTGGAATATCAATCCATGCAGGCATTCCGTCGATGACGCCTCTGTATTTTCCTTCTGGTGCTTCCTTCATAAATTCGGCGGCAACAGTGTCGTCAATTTCGATTCCATCACCGGGCCATTCGCCGGATTCCTGATAAGCGATTTTAAGCTCCACAGGGAAAAACGCATTTTTATCGGCACTGAAAATATATTTCTGCATTTCTACCGTCCTATCGAAATATAACTGAATCTGTATTGATATGAGATATCACTGGTTGCCACACGCCACGCTGAATTACTGATATGTTCAAAATTTACAGACAAAACCTGCGGGGCAGGAATCGACGGGTCTGACTGAACGGCATCAGACATAACACTGACTGAAACCATCGGCTGATTAGGGAATGGTATAGGGAAGTGTCCACTGATAAAGCGGGTCGTGTTTCCTGCAAAAGTGCCAAACTGAACAATATATCCACCTGGTAGCCTGAACCATCCCGAACCAGAAGCGAATGCTCCCATATCCGGTATCTGATTATCTCCTGTGCCCACATCCCTTTTCGCCGCCTCTCCCAAACCAAGGTTTATGAAAATGCAGAAATAACGAGCAAATGGCATCGTTCCTGTTTTTGTCAGGAGGAGCAATCATGCTTATTGGCTATGTTCGCGTATCAACAAATGACCAGAACACCGATCTACAACGTAATGCGTTGAACTGTGCAGGATGTGAGCTGATTTTTGAAGACAAGATAAGCGGTACAAAGTCCGACAGACCAGGACTGAAAAAGCTGCTCAGGACATTATCGGCAGGTGACACGCTGGTGGTCTGGAAACTGGACCGACTGGGGCGCAGTATGCGGCATCTTGTCGTGCTGGTGGAAGAGTTGCGCGAACGTGGCGTTAATTTTCGCAGCCTGACGGATGCTATTGATACCAGCACACCAATGGGGCGCTTTTTCTTTCATGTGATGGGTGCCCTGGCTGAAATGGAGCGAGAGTTTATTGTCGAACGTACTAGGGCGGCTTTGCCGCAGCACGACAAGAAGGGAGGAACGGTGGGCGAAAGCCAAAGCTGACAGTAGAACAATGGGGGCAGGCTGGCAGGTTGATTGAATCGGGAATATATCAGCAGCAAGTCGCACTGATTTATGATCTGGGTATTTCAACGGTGTATAAAAAATTCCCTGTAGCAAGTAAACCATAGCCTTACGCCACATTGATGATCGCGGATTATGCACTATTTTTAGGTCTTGTAACCCGAGGTGGGAGTTGTTTGGTTATATGTTCAAGTGATTTTTTGCCCAAGATAGTTCTTTGGACAAAACTTTCTATAGCTTCTAGCATTTGTTCGAACTCACTTTTATTCGGGCTCCAACTGCGATGTGCGGCGGCGTTTCCTGCATCAATTACTGAAGATATAACGCATGCCTCAGTGTCGCCTATGACTCCATCTTGTTTTAATTTTTCAACTTTTTCACCAAGCGGCAAACCGGGGTGAATTTGTAACAGTTCAGCAGTTCGATCAAAAATCGTCCGTAAACCGATGGACGAAAGAATGAAATGGTCAGAAGTATATGAAGAATACATTTCATTAAATATTTGAAAGAGCTGACGATCAACTGATTCAAGCTTGGATAACCATATCGGAGCTTGAAATGTTTCAGCGGCAGGATAGGTAGTGATCATATCTATAGGCGTTTCTACAAATTCACCATCACGATATTCGTGGGTAGTATGCTCACTGAAGTGTTCGTTGTGGTGATAGAAGACAGTATCACAGCCATTGCATTGGAGTAGGTGATGGTAATGGTACCCATAAACTGGATATTGGGAATCCTCCCAGCTAGTGGTTAGCTTCCCATGCACAGTGCAGTTACGTAACCCACCGCATGTAGGGCAAAGAGCCTTGAGTATTTCCTTTTTCATAAAGTCTCTGATTCTATATGTAGGTTAAGACCACTATTAGCTATACGGACCTAATAATCAATCGTGTGCAGATACAAAAAAGCCCGTATAGCGGGATTTCATGTCACTAAGGGCCGCGGCTACTTTGCGTATCTTTTTTGTCTTCTCACCGTCTGGCCGGTATTTTGCTGAGACTGCTTATTTCCAGTTTTTACTAGTGCTGTACTGGTACTGCCCAATCATGATTGGTGGGGGACGGAGTTGAGACCGCAGCCACGTCGTATGCAAGAACGCGCTGCGGTTGGCTGGTGAACTTTCGATAGTGCGAGTATTGAATGATTTCCAGCCGTTACAGATTTTACGTGTTTATTAGTGAACAAACCACTCGTCAGCAGATTCCCAGGTATCTTTCAGAGTCTCCTGAACAAAAGTTTTTGCAGAATCCTTATCTGCGGTGCGTGTAACAGAAAGGCCATCATTGCTGGTGGCTTTTACTAACACCTCAACATCGTCATAACGCTTACTGATGCGTCGGGTTAATTCTTCCTTTAACGCATCCACAGCACCGGTTGGCATTTTAGTCATTTTTTCTTTGGCTATGCAGATTTCAATACGCATAAAAGTCCCTCCATACTGTGTTTGTATACAGCATTATTTTTAACTGTATGGATAAACAGTGTCAAGAGGTCTTATTTCTGCTCCTTTGGAGCTCTTCAAAACGATTATGTAAAGATTTCGGATACAGTTCGGTATATACCTGCCATAGCACGTTTAATGAACGATGCCCTGTAACTTGGGCGACTTCCTCAATACTAAAACCAGCCTCAAATAAGCGACTTGCCCCTTCTCTACGCAAATCATGGTATCGCAGATCCTTAATACCTAATTTGCTTCTTACTCTCTGAAATCCCGCAGTAACAGAAGTGCTGTTATATGGAAAAATGAATTCCGATTTTTGGGGCTGTCGTTGGACGATATCCCAGGCTTCCCCAAGCAAGGCTACTTTCATGTGGTTACCTTCCTTTTTGCGTGGATCTTTCCTGTCTCTTACGAGTATAGATTTTTGTTCCTGGTCGAGATCTTCCCATCGTAACCGGCATACTTCTCCGATTCGCATACAGGACCATACAGAAAATTTGAGGATATCAACGAACGGAATTTTTGAGCATTTATGAGTAGATCGTTGTTGAAGGCCTGCAATGAGCATGTCCAGTTCATCAGATGCTGGTCTACGATTACGACGGTTTGATTTACCAATCAAACCAAGTTTAAGTAGATATGGGCGAGCGCTTTTCGCCGGGTTTGATGTGTAATTAATTCCGTATACAGGTTTGGCCGCATCCAGAACACTGCCAAGATAACTAACATCGTGGCTGACTGTTGCAGGACCTGCACCAGCGTTGTTTCTTAGCCTGCAATGTTCAATTACGTCATTTTCTGTCAGTTCAGATAGTTTGATCGCGGAGATGTCACTATCCATAAGCAGTTCCAGCACATATCTTTTAGTACGGCCTGCTTTACCTCCGGCATTTGGGTCATTTAAATATTTGTGTAGTAAGTCACGGACTGTAAGTCCGTCAACTGCATTTGATGATGGAATGCCATATAGATCTAATTCCATCACTTTCTGTGTGCCCCATGTTTTGGCATGAGCATGTTTAGGGAATGTTTTGCTTTCCCTGTAAGTGATAACACCTTTTTCTTTGATAATCACATTACAGCGATAGCGTGGTGTGCCATCGGATTTTAGTCGTTTCTCTATGTTATAGTACGCCATTACACGACCTCGTTATTTCGGGTTCCCATAAAACGTGGGAACCTGTGCGGGAACCTAACGCGAGAAAAATAGCCTGAAATGTTCAAAAATGCACGATAATCATGAAACACAAAAAATTAATCAAACCAGCGTGATGCCTGAAAAAACTGGTGTTTACTGGAATTCTCGGTTTAGCATTGCTCCTATGCTTGACTGGACGGACAGACATTGCCGTTATTTCCTGCGTCTGCTTTCCCGCAATACGTTGCTGTATACCGAAATGGTGACCACAGGGGCGATTATTCACGGTAAAGGTGATTACCTGGCGTACAGTGAAGAAGAACATCCGGTAGCGTTGCAACTCGGGGTAGCGATCCGGCGGCGCTGGCACAGTGTGCGAAGCTGGCAGAAGCGCGCGGATATGATGAGATCAACCTGAATGTCGGCTGCCCGTCTGACCGGGTGCAGAACGGCATGTTTGGTGCGTGTCTGATGGGTAATGCGCAGCTGGTTGCCGACTGCGTGAAAGCGATGCGCGATGTGGTGTCGATTCCGGTGACGGTGAAAACGCGTATTGGCATCGATGATCAGGACAGCTATGAATTTCTCTGCGATTTCATCAACACCGTTTCCGGCAAAGGTGAGTGTGAGATGTTCATCATCCACGCACGTAAAGCCTGGCTTTCTGGGTTAAGTCCGAAAGAAAACCGTGAGATCCCGCCGCTCGATTATCCGCGTGTGTATCAACTGAAGCGTGACTTTCCGCATCTGACGATGTCGATTAACGGTGGTATCAAGTCGCTGGAAGAAGCTAAAGCGCATTTGCAACATATGGATGGCGTGATGGTCGGGCGCGAGGCGTATCAGAATCCGGGGATTCTGGCGGCGGTAGACCGAGAGATTTTTGGTTCCTCGGATACCGATGCCGATCCGGTGGCGGTAGTGCGCGCCATGTATCCGTACATTGAGCGTGAACTCAGCCAGGGTACGTATCTCGGCCATATTACCCGGCATATGCTGGGCTTGTTCCAGGGTATTCCTGGCGCGCGGCAGTGGCGGCGTTATTTAAGTGAAAATGCCCATAAAGCGGGTGCAGACATTAATGTGCTGGAACACGCGCTCAAACTGGTGGCGGATAAGCGTTAACTTTTCACCAAAAAGTAGTCAAATTCACCACGCCCTGCGCACCGTCGCGGGGTGTTTTGCTGTTAAATCAACAGATTATTTTTGGCATGATTCTTGTAATGCCAGCAAGAGATTTCATATTTGGGAGAGCATCATGCTGGAACTACTTTTTGTAATTGGCTTTTTTGTCATGCTGATGGTCACCGGTGTTTCGTTGCTGGGTATTATCGCCGCGCTGATTGTGGCGACGGCCTTTATGTTCCTCGGCGGTATGCTGGCATTGATGATTAAGTTGCTGCCGTGGCTGCTGTTGGCGGTTGCGGTGGTGTGGGTGATCAGGGCAATTAAAGCACCAAAAGTGCCGAAATATCAGCGTTATGACCGCTGGCGTTACTAAGGGATTGTGCGGATGATCACAACCTAAGGTTTTATCCTTAGAACAAAATAGGAATTGATAATCAAATCTGTCACTATTGCGCGTCAAACAAATTCATCGAGCTGTACCCTACATACAGCCGAACTATAAAAGAAAGGGCTTCCCAGGTGGAAGCCCAATTTCTT